ATCCCCCTAGTTGTTCTTAATTCCTTTGTGTTCACCAACATCTTGATAAAATACTCCTAACCCAAGAGGTTCAAAGCCTATATCCTCATCATTAGTTGTCATTGCCAATTTAATAGAATGGAATACATGCTTTCCTGTATTCTCGGATTTAGTTCGACTCGATATTCTACCATTAGAATTAGCTGGTGAAATAGAAGTCAAGGCTGTTCCTGCTGTTTCACCATCTCCGTAATGCGTGACAACTACACTATTAGTGGTAGTATTTTTAGACTTCATTAATAAGTTTAATTGTCTTATCCTGCTTTCATATATTGTGCTGCCGCTTAATGGATTATCGCCAATTCTAAGAGAGAAATTCATATCGCTCCCATCAAAGGTAGTCCCATTTTCAAGCCTCTCTATATAGCCAGTATCAATAGTTCCATAATTATAGAAATTACCCACAGTATCCTCTACTGAAAAACCACTTTGCAAATAAAGTCCTCTATCTATTTGATACCACCTATCCCTTTTGAGGTCAAAAACCCATTCTTCATTAAGGGTAGTTGAGGCCCCGGTAGTTATCAGCCAGTGCCATTCTTGGTTAGTTTCATCAAGGAACCCTACCGATTTATCGAGATAGGTCTTGTTAATCCTTGTAAACACATCCTCTATGTCCCTATGGATAGGCTGGAATTCTCTCCCATCGAATAAATAAATAGCGTCAGTAGATTGGAATATAACTCCGTTTAAAGCCTCTGTCCCCTCTACGCCCTCTATTCCTTTTATTGCAGCAGTATGTATAGATGTCATGGTTAAGGGGGCCGTACAACCTATTGTGGGGCTTACGCGGAACCATTCAAAGCTAGATTGCTGCTCTGATAATAACCATGATTCAGACTTCTTGCAAACCAATGTTAGGTTGTAAATATCTGAACCAAACTGACCAAACACCTCTGATCCTGCGACAAGTTCATCATCATTACCAAAGGATATTTCTCTGTAATCCACGCCATTAAAGGTAGAGGTAGAATCAGGTGCGCCTATTAATAAAGAGTTTTTCTTATCATCCTGATTAGAGCCCAACATCAACCTATTATGCGATAATATTGGGAATTTGTATCCGTTTATTGGACGCTGTGCCGTAATGCCGCCAATATGATAAAGATGCACCGTGTCCGAGCCTGCCGTTAGTGCTGGTATAAAACTAATCAAATAGTAAAAAAGTGGTGGTCTGCCACCTATCTCTTGTGTCGATTCATTGCCATAAGTTAAGGGACTCCATGCCATAACACCACTCTTACCAAAAGGAGCAGTGGCGCTATATGTTCCGTCTTGAGTTAAGCTTACTGTATCATAATTGCTGCCATTCCATGCTTGTATAAGGGCAGGAGGCCCAACATTAGTATTAGTTTTACCTGTCACAAACCGTATATCAAGTGCGGTCATCCTCTCAGTAAATCCCACCAACAAGCTTCCGTTAGCAGGTAAAGCACTTAGATCGGAGTAGGTAGCACTATTTGTAGAAGTATATGTCCCTTCAAAGACATTAATTGTATTATCGTATTTAGCTGCGCCAGTATCTACTTCAAAATATACAGGACTTCTTACCTCGCCATCCCATAGATCTCTAATGCCTTGCAAGGACATATCTAAGGTAACTTGGGATATTGTAGTTGTATCATCAATATCTGTAAAAACAAACCTATGCCAATATAGGTGAGTATTATTAAATATTCTTGGTGAAGCTAACAAAGCTGTATCATCAAAAGCAATACTACCTGTTTGAGCTAAAGAATCACCGCCGATAACAGTTCCGTCTATTATATTAGTTGCATTAACCCATTGCCCCTGTACTGATACCTCTGTATCAGTTATTCCAGGGCTTGTTCGTTTCCAATATAAAACATTCGCAGAACTCGTTGCTGTATTTGCCACACCAACATAAAATTTAGCACCTGCCAATGGCCTGACAGCACCAATGTCTACATATGCAGCAGCAGTTCCATAAGGTACTTGTCTCGCTTCAAAAAAATCTGTATGTAACGAAGCCTTGCCAACTCTAAATTCATCCATTTCAACGGTAAGCTGGTCGGTTAATGTTGAGCCATCATACATAGCTCCGATATAAACTTCTCCCGTATAATTAGCAAGTTTATCAGAATGATTAGCGTAGTAAACTAATGACCCATCAACAAAGATATACCAATCATCTCCATCTTCTGTCAATTCTATATGATGGAACTCTCCATTAGCCAAATCATTTCTCACAAACGATTGACCAAGTCCCCTAATGGTACTTACTCCTGTATCCATTATTTCATATTTTAAAGCACCAAAACTATAAAAAAAACGGAAAAAATTATTAGCATCCGTAGCTTGGGAATAAATAGTCCCTGTGAAATTCCATCCTTGAGATTTCATCCAAAAATCTATAGTGAAATTCTCTCCGCTAAAATCAAAATCAGCATGATCTGGCACTGTCAAATAGCCAGTAGCTCCGGTATCGGCTGCATGAGTTCCGAACTTAGAATCTGTAGTAAATGTCACATTACTATTTGTAACTGTATGTGCCGAAGTTGAAGAATCCGTTACATTGTTATCCAGATGTAACAACAAGCCTGTGCTAGATGGCAAATCTCCCGTCACTTTCGTTAGCGTAGCTATGTTGTCTGAATCAGAAAGAGTATTTTGAACTTTGGTAGTATAATCTTTAGACCAATCTCCATCAGGGTCATAGTTCACAAAGCCGCTAGAAAAGTGTTCATCACCGCCCCATACTAACGCCTCTGCCCCATTACAATAAGCTACGTTGCCATTAGGCGCTTCGCTGAACCTGCCCTGGCCTGTTCCGCTATCAGTGTGCAAGGCCGTCCCACTAAAGTCCCCGACATCAGGTATAGCCGTAGTATTCTCGAAAACCTTGCTTTCAGTCTCGGCACTATTAAACGCCTGCACTAGCACATGGCTCTCGGCAGGCTGCTCTTTCTTGAAATGGTAGCCTGTACTTATCTTTGGATGACTAGATAAGGCAGTATTGTTTACCTTTGACATACCCTTAATAGCTCTGGGATTAGTGTCAAAATACCGCAGATTCTTGAGTTCCTGGAAGTTAGGCCCGATCATAACAGGATCTACAGCGGTAACAAGTCTCCCATCCAGAGGCATTTCTTTTGGTTTTAAGGGCTTATCTGCCATAGTAAATATTCCCTCGCTTTCTACCTTTAAGATTAACGGATACATTACTACGCTTATAAGTGCTATTAATAGTATCCTGCGCCGCCCTTGTTTGCCTATCAAAATAAACATACATTCCATCCCCAAAGTTGGGCTCACTGTCTCTGTACTTATACAGCCAGTAAGCATACTTCACTAAAGCATCCATATATTGACGCTGTATTCTGAAGACACCATAATCACTATATACTAGGGCTGGTCTTTGGATATAGTGAACCGTTATGGTATAACCAGCGTTAGCAGGGGGAGCATCAAGAATTATCTGCACCCTCCCTTGGGGTTGTATAACATAACTATCACCATCAGACCAATCATTATCAGTCCCGTTAAACAAGGCCGTTTGTAATGCTATGCCCGAAGTTCTTGATAGTACTACCCCCATAGAACCATCAGTTGTATTATGAACAGTATCGCCTTCATTTACCTTGCTGAAATCAGCAGCAGTATCATTTAAAGTGCATTCCCCCCCAGAGGTCGCCCCTGCACTTGTTGCTGTACTTGATAATCTTGTATCCAAAGTAGAATCATTTATAATGCTAAAGAACCCAGGGATTGCTTCAGATGTTGTATTATTAGAATAAATAATATCGTTATAATCCCTCCAAAATATAAACTGATCCGAACCACCGTCATTTATCTTTATGAAAGGCTGCTCTTCATAGTCTCTCAGATAGACTTCAATAAAGTCAGCATTCAGATCATAAGTGCTTTGGTCTGCTACTGTGGTTATTGTTTGGGTAGCCCTAAGAAACTTAGTTCGCCTAATGAACTCATATGCCGCTTCATTCAGATAATCATAAGATGTTTTATCATCCATGAACCCTGAGTCGGCAGATTCATTGAGAAGGTTTCTCAGTTTATATAAAAGTTCCTTACCATCCATAATTAATCCTTATTTTTTATGTCGTTTGTCTGGAGTACCATCTTTATTTAATTTCACTCCACCAGTATTTTCTTGGCTTGTTCCTTCAAGATGTTGTGAAGCCACAGGCTTAGGCGCTGCAACCTCCATAGGGATATGTGTTTCAGTCTTCTTGTCCAATCTCAAGACTTCTATGTTCGCAGGCTCATCGAGTATTTTGCCCAAGAGCTTGAATACCTTAGCTGCCGCGTCCCTGCTAACCATCTTCTTCCCATCGGCTTTTACGTTACACGCAAGAGCAATTCCACATTCATCCGGCTCAAGTATAATACAAGGTTTCTTCATTCTCTTAGCTTCTTCACGCGGAGAAGCAAGACCATTCTTCATATCACTACGGGTGAACATTGAAGCCTGAATTTTTGTCCCTAAAGATTTATAGTGCTTATAAAGCATAGCCCTCTCTGACTCGCCCGGCCTTGGCTTAGATTTCATCATATCATCAAGCCTTACCTCAAGCTTGGCTTTCTCTGCCCTAACATTATGGATCTCGTCATTACTAAATCTTCCAGACTTTATCCCTCTCTCCAGTTGATCTATATGCTCTTTGAAAGCATCCATTTGTTGTACCTGCGCCCATGCAGGGTACTCCGAAGCTACTGCACCATCTCTAGTCCTATCTATATTCCCAAACATTGATTCCATTTCTACTCTCCTTTTGGCGGCTGATTAGGCGACCTGTTTAGTTGGCGGTTAAGCGAACTTTAAAATATGAGGGGGCGAACCCCCTCTAGTTATGACAATGCTACTGAACCTACATTCACCAATATAGTTCCATTTCCTGCGCTATCAACATAAACTACTAAAGACTCGTTTAGAGCATTAAGAGTAGCTACATTGTTAGTCCCATTAAATGTTCCCGATGTTAATGTCAGAGTATGAGCAGCCGTTCCAGTTGCGCTCGTATCTTTGACGGAAAATATACCTTGATGATTAGAAAAATCAGCTATTACCGCTGCTGCAATAGTGCCTGTGTGATTAAGCTCTACTGATTGAACTCCTTCCGCTATAGTGCCATTTGCCGTTGCCGTTACTTCCTGTACTCTACCAGAAACACTAGCAGCAGCATTAAGTTCAGCAGCGGTAGCGGTAATAGGTACACCACCTTGGGCAAGGACACCATCTGCATCTACATATTCGTAGTTTACAATTTCAGTCCCTACCTGTAATGGCCCACTTTGTCTACCTTTAGCCATATTGTCCTCCTTTCTCTTTAATGTGCGGGGGCCGAAACCCCCGCTTTAAGGTTAACAACTAGGAAACTACCTGTCCATAAATCCAACGCCAATCTCTGAAGCCGTAAGAACATCTGAAATAAACAGAAGTCCTAAGACCTTCAGTAAGGAAGTCCCTTTCAGTTTGGATTTCAGGCTTAATACGATCATACCAACAAGCATTATCCTTCATCTTATCAAGGTCAACCATGAACCAATTATCGGTATCAAAGTCATCAAGATATTTATAAGGAATTACCTTATACCTGTTGTACTCATTGTTCATGGTATGGTCGGCAGTCTCGTACCCTTTAGGAGTACCTACAATTTCTTCTGCTGTATCCGCAAGGTTGTAAGGACATACGATGGCAAGGTTATCACTCATCTCGATCCTTTCACCAATATCGCTTCTAAACTCATTCATAAGAATACGAGTAGCGGCTACAGAAGTTTTACTCATTGCAGATGTACCAGAGTTATCAAAACCAGAGGCAGTACTCGCGCCTGACTTTGTGGTATGAGAGCTTGATACCAGAGCTACATTTTCTTCATGTGTCTGGTAATCAAAAGCTATAGAGGTAGCATTACCAAAGAGCCTTACCCCTTGCTTCTCTCTAACCCTGTGAGCAGACTTTAACAGTCCCGCTGCATTCCTATCAAGGACGGCATACTTCTTATCATCAAGAAGCTTACGCTCGAACTCAAGATAACCACCGAATTCCTTGTGCTCTATCTTCACATGGAATCCTGGAGCTATCGCAAGCCTTGACTTCTTGCCGTTCATTTCAGGAATATCAGGTACATCTCCTACACTGAAAAATTCCTCCCATGCGCTATTTGACGTTTTAACATCAAAGAACGTAGGGATCATGGACATTAGATTTTTGGTTTCGTTCTCCGCTACACTTGTAAGTCTCTCATCAAGCAGTCTTACAAACTGTGAGGATGTTACTGGATTACCCATTTTTCATACCTCCTTTATGCTCTAACTGAATCGAAGTGTGAAGGATGGAAACGGAACTCTACATATTCTTTTCCCGCTTCGCGAAGATCAAGCCTTACTACATCAATCAGAAAGTAATTAGTGGTTACTGTTGCGCCAGTGTCGATAAACAATGCTTCTGTGCCTATCTGCATCCGGCAAGTTCCAAGTGGCCTGAGATTAACCCTTACTGCTGTATCCCCAACTTCTGGTGCGGCATTAAGTTCATTATCCCAAGTCATTACCGTTGCGCTAGTGTCATCAGTTACACGATACGAACCTGCTACAACACCAGACCTTATAAAGAGAGTAGAAAGTGTTGCCACCCCTGCCTCTTCTACGGCACTAGAAGTTCCACCCAAAGTGGAAAGCCCACTAGCAAATGTAGCTACCGTTGGTGATGTTCCAAGTGTATCAGTGTAAAGTGGCGCTCTAAGAACGGTTGTAGCAGTTAGTGGCAAATACTCCACCATTGCTTCCCTATCGTTCTTTGCCCAAGGCCCTTCAACGCCAACATAATCTTCTGACCCTGCTGAAGATGCAGCAGCATATGTAATGCTATCAGAATTATAAGTTGCACTAAAGGTTGGTGTCTTCTTATTTGTACCTACAGTCACGCCCCAAGGAATCTGCTTCTGTGACGTATCTGCTGCTCCTGACGCGGCTACAAGCGGTGAAACACCTTCGTTTGCCGATACTAATAACTGACCGTTGGCGTACAACGTGTCAGTATTAATAAGCGGTGCCCAAAGTTTCTGATTGCTTGTATCGCAATGTACTACCTCAAATCCCATTTTAATACCTCCGTTTCGTTTAGGGGTTGTCTCCTCTCCAGTTCCTACAACCGCAGAATGGACAACCGTTGCTTATGACAGTTTCAAGGTCATGTCTTATAACCTTGGGGCTCCCATCAGACCCTAGTTCTAGTGCCACAAAATGATTTATTGATTCACCGCCCGGAATAGCTATGCTGGTTAGAGGGTCACCATCCCTGGGTCCAGTGGCATTCTCAATATAATCTTCATGTGAAACACCAGATCCACTACCTAAAGCATCTCTGTCTTCATTACAGGTATGCCCGCAGTTCCAACACCTATACCACTTTTCATAATCCTCACCACCGCCCTTATACGGATCACCTTTCAGGGGGATGGTTCTGGATTCTCTTGGTATCCTGCGTTGTCTCCTGCTTGTTCTCATAGTGGATTATCCAAATACTTTTATAACATCATCATCTGACATACCAGTTTCTTTTACATACGCTGCTGCCGTAGCATCAAGCTTTGGCATCTTCTTTGCTGCCTTTGGGATTTTATCACCACCGCCACCACCTAGAGGGCCACGGGGCTTTTCTCCCTTCAAAGGTATTTTTCTTGCTGTGCCTTGGGAGAGTTGTGCTTTTGCGGCCATAAGGTTCTTAGCGGCGTCCATAACTCCACCTTGCATAGTGTTAGCCTTTGAATGTTTTATATTAAAATCATCCGAATTTATCAATTCATACAATTCTTTGCCATCAGGATCTCCATCAAGGAGATTCATTACCGTATCCACATACCCATCTTGGTATGCCTTGGCATCTTCATCTACCTGATTATCCTCTGCGCTCTTGAGTGACTTAACAGATTCCTTTATTAACTTGTCTAGGTCAGCTTTAGTCTCAGGCAGTTCAAAGAACTCTTCTTCCTCCGTTTCTTCATTCTTGCCTATAAGCCCGGTAAGTTTTTCAAGGGTCACATTGAGCTTATCGGTGCTTGCCTGACTCTCTTGGCGGGACTTCAGTATTTCCCCCTCAAGTTCACTTACCCTTCTACCCAGCCTAGACCTCTCGGCATTATCTTCAGGCTCTTCAGGGGTGTCCTCGGCTTCCTCAGCCACCTCTTCTTCTGTTTCCCCCTCCGCTACTTCTTCCTCTACCTCTTCTTCTGTTGTTTCCTCAGTGGTTTCGTCTTCCGTAGCAACTTCTTCTACTTCGTCCACACCATCTGCGGCCCTGTCAAGCATGTCGTCAGTAATAGTTGACTCTTCGCTTTTCTGGCTGGCTTCTTGTGTTTCTTCCATCTTCACTTCCTCCTATTGTTTTTGTAGTTCATTTAAGGCTTCATTATGAACAGCCCATATCTTTTGCCATCTTGCTATTATTTTCTTTAATGCCCTAAACTCTGCTCTCTCTTCAGGGGTAGCAGACTCTTCCACTATCTTATCCAATATTTCTTCTGATCGCTGTAAAGCGTCCAGCATTACTTCCTGTCCAACCTTATCCTTGAAGGCACTGACAAACCCATGCGTCTTGCTTAAAACATTAATCATCTTCTGAGCTTTTGGCCCGCCATTGGCCCTTGCGTAAAGTGCTATCGTTTCTCTATCCAACCCAAATGCTTCCTTCATATTGCACTCCTTACTGCTTGTTCTGCTGTTGACTGCGGCAATCCTGTTTGATTACTTGCCGGAACACCGCCACCTTGAGTTTGTACTGGTTGTCCTTGGTCTATGGGAGTTTCTTCATCCAACAACACCTTCCCATATTCAGACACTTCATCTCCCTGAAGTTCAAAGATCCTAGCCATCAAACTATTTACAATCTTAACCGCGCCCGGATGTTGTATGTTCGAAACATAACCAAGCAATTGAGTCAGGCTACTTATCTTTGCAGCCTTAGATTGATCTGATTCAATAGATGCACTAACGGGTTTATAGAAATACTCTTTACTAGGATCAAAGTCATAAAGCTTTTCTCCCATCAGCTTCTCGCCAGTTTCAGGCTTGGCAAACTGATAAGTCATTTGTTGAATCATCCAGTATAATTCAGTAAGTGCTGTATGCTCAAAGGTCATGGCCTTGTAATTGGTACGCATATCAGTCCTAGACTCTGCCCCTGCTACAGCAGTAGCTGAAGTGCTTGCCATTGCTGGCCCTTGGCCCATAGTGGTAGGAAAGATAGACATTACCTTATCCATGCTACCCGTAAGCATACCAAGTTGATTCATTGCCCCGCTTATATCAGAAGATATCGGTATTTCCTGAAAATCATCAGCATTTTCAACGTCTACAGTCCCACCTGGTTCAAAAACAAAATCATCTGCATCGGCTGTAGTGTATTTTTTACGCTTAAACATGGGGATAGTTGCAAGTCTAACCCTATCATTACCCATATTAAAGGTATCATCTATGGCTACCTGAAGCTCTTTGGTAGACTTACCATCACCAATACCATTGTCTTTAGTAGGATGAACATAGCAAAGCCCCCTAATTAGTGGCCTATATGGTTTACCCTCGGCATCCATATAAGGCTGAAGATTAAAACCTATCAACCA